TGGATCGATGATGTTGAATGAAGCGCGTGTGTAAAGTAAAAGGATGTTTCACTTTCATTTCACTTTGCGATGGTCGCAAGATGAAGCGTTGTGCTAAATGTTCGCGCCTGGCGCGTCTCAAGATTGAGAAGTCTCTTTGATGATTGATATTATTGCTTCATGGTCATCAAGAGCAACCAATTGACACTCAATTAGATAATTGTAAACTCCGGTATCACTTGAAACCATTGACAAAAACATATCGCGGTTGACAATGTGATCAGGGTCAAGGAATTCCGAATGGATTTCAGCCGAACCATTGCCAACACTCCAACCAAATTGAGAATTATCGCCTGCATTCATTGCTGTCCCCGAAGGAATTGTATCATAACTTAGAATCCCAATGAATGTATCAGCAGGGTCTACAGCCCAAAGTTGGAATCTCTTTACGATCAACCCCACATTGATGAGTCCATCTGAAACAATTATGTTTTTACGAGCGACACCGCCACCCACGACTTCAATTTGCCCTCTGAGGGTTCTTAGTCTCGTCATTTTCATTTCATCGATCTCCTTGTTTCTTTGTGAGCGGCCTTCATACACTTAGAAGAATTGCAGCTCTTTTTCCAATCACCGTTCTTCTTAGTCATTTTTGACTTTTGTCTTTTGAAAGCCTTAGCGAATGCTCTATTATAAGCACTGACTTTTCGTCTACGGCCTTTGGTTTTCCCTGCTGCAACTGCTCCCGTTGTTGTACCCTCAACAAACGCTTGAACAATCGGAGCGGGAATACCAGTAGTGGCAGCAGGTGCTTCAAGCAGTGCATCAGCGATAGCGCGCATGAGTGCAGCCATTTGAGCATTTGAAGCCATCCGAATCAGCCTCATTGCTGACTCAACGCTAAGGCCATGCTTGCTGCTTGTGTCATTGTTTCAACTTGACACTCAAGGACAATACTCACTTCATCAACTAGATCGGCGACAGCCTGATCAACACCTAAGAAAATTGATTCTACTGCTACTAAGTAACCGTTCTCCCAGTATTGAGGGGCTATGTCTAATTTATCAGATATTAGAGTTGAAGATACAAGAGGAGCAACACCACCGGCAACTGAAAGAACACCCGTAGAAATAACTGATCGATTGTCTAAACCAACCAAAGCAGTTTGAGATTGGGTTGTAAGTTGGAAACTTGTTTGGCCCATTGCATTCGTAGGAACTGAATTGAAACCGGATAGTGGAGAACCATAACCAACTGAAATGTTTCTTATGCGCAGTATTGTCTTTCCGAGCGCATCAACAAAGGATCCTAAATCAATTGAAGTTTGGTTAAAATTTGTCGTGTCAGTGGAGACAGTCGCCCGTATGAAGAATGAATCGCTTCTCGCCATGCGTCTTTCCACTATCCGGTAGTCTATAACCGTTATCTAGTAAAATTCGCCTTCTGCAGTTCCCTGGTCTTGTATGTAATCCGGTAAAACATGGTCGGAAACCTGCAAACGGATTCAATCTTCTTTAGGGTGAGGCTGCACTAAGTTACTCCCCCCGCACACCCACCCCAGCGATATATGAACCCTATAGGGGTTTGGGAAGGATACATACATACGCATGAAGTGTTTGGAGTCACTTGATGCGACACAAGACACTGACATTATGCCTTAATTCTTTTGAAATAGCGACCAAAATGCCCAATTTTAGTGCTTGGGTGCGGGAAAAACTGCTTGAAGAAGGATTGCACCAATTGAAACCTGATCCTTTAGGTTGGAAATATGAATATGAATGCCCTCGCTGCCACAAAGAGAAGGTGTTTCCGAGCCAAGAGATGGCTTGGAGGTGCAATATGTGTGATGTAGCATTAGACTTCGTGAGCGTGAGCGTATGAGTCATGGAAAATGCGGCTGTGGGTTCAAGTTCCCCCTAGCAATGAACAAAGATATTCACTTTCACATAGGGGTGTGGTGTGGTAATTGCAATCAAAAGTGGTCATTCAGTTCAAATGTTGATGATGGTCAAACAAAACTATGGCCGCGATACTTCAAATGTTCATGCGACGCTAGAAGGTTTGGAGAATGTGTGTGCGATCCGGAGGCGATTGAATAATGTGGTATCCTGAATGCGTGGATTGTACGCGTGACCATGGCTTTGATATTGTATTCACCATGGCTTGCTTCTTGAATGGTCACAAAAGACTTTGGATCGATGATGTTGAATGAAGCGCGTGTGTAAAGTAAAAGGATGTTTCACTTTCATTTCACTTTGCGATGGTCGCAAGATGAAGCGTTGTGCTAAATGTTCGCGCCTGGCGCGTCTCAAGATTGAGAAGTCTCTTTGATGAT